ATATTAGCTAACTTATCTAATGGGTTTCCATCGTAAGCGATCCCACTAATATCATTAGTTTTAAGCCACTCACATGCGGCTTTTAAATCTTGAGTAGAAGCAGTGCCACTTTTAACCCGAGATAGGAATTCTTTTGTGACGAGGCTATGTAATTCGTTAAACTGGTCTTCAGTGGCTTTCTTCATTATGCTTTTTTGATTTTAAGTTTTTTCTGTTTTTTAGCTTGAATAATACTGTTTCTTAACTTTTCAATCGATTCTTGACTAGGCTTGGGGTACTGCTTAGGTGAAAGCATTTTCTCAAGTCTTTCTGTTCTTTGTTTTAAAGTTCCGTCTAATAAGCCCATTTAGCCTCCAGGGAATAAGTTTTTTTTGATCAATTCTACTGCCTTATCATCAATGGTGTTATCAGTTGATGCTGAGTATGCTTCAAGTAGTTGTATAACTAGTTCCTTAACAGCGGATGAACTGAGGAACGCCATGAGGACGGGTTTGATAAGTAACGTCATTTATTTAGGGGGTTAATTTTGTTCCACCATTTTTTTGGTGGTTGTGGTGGTAGAAGATCAGATTTAGTTTCTGCTTCTGCCTTTTTATATGCTGCGATTGGAATAACATCACTACACATGTCATAAACACGTGAGTTAGGAACAAGCATAAAGCCTTTCTGTTGTAATTCCGCACACTTCAAGACTCTAACTAATTCATAGTCAAGTCTCATTTTTTCTTCTTGACGAGCTGCCATACTGCGACATCTTTTTAAACCTTCACGATCCAAAGGGATCATAAAGTTAACTTGACCGCCCCAGTTTTCAGCTACTGTATAACTCTGTTGAGACATAACATCGTCAAAAGGTGTTGTATGATTACCCATATAGAATGGAGAAAACGTCATAGTTGCTCCATTACATGAGATGTTAGGTCCGTAGTGCTGTCTTGACGGTGCTCCATTGTTTTGGAATTGCACCGCTTGGTTGGTTACATTTCCCGTTGCAGCTGCTACTGGATTACTAACATTGTTTGTATCTTCTTCAGCTCGGACTGGTCCTACTGAGAAAAGACTGATAAGGAGACCGTAGTAGAAGAGGTATCTATTTCTCTTTCTATTACTTGTGTTTCTAACACTTGAGTTGCTGCCCTTGTTGTTACTTCTAACGTAAAGGGATCTCCAGCTGTGTGTAAAGTAAATACCGAATCTGAATCGGCTACACCTCCAGAGCTTGCTGAAGTATGTGTTATATTTTCTCCTGACCATTGATTTAGCACGGACCCATACTTCGTGATGGTTATATCCTCCACTATTTCTTGGGTCGTTGTTGTTGTACTGTTCATCGAACCCTGGGTGAAATTTGGGGTTACTAACTCTGCTCTCGCTACCGTGGGTGATGCCAGTAGGAAGAGTAAAAACCATTTGTTCATCCTTCCTTTTTCTTTGCCATTGGACAGTTTACTGTACCTTTGTCTTTATTATTACCAGTAGAAAGCCCAAAGGTAGCTAAAGCTCCTGTAAAAACGGATGCTACAAATGTAATATCGCTGTTACCAGCTTTCTTTATCATAGGTAATTCTACGTAGTTCATTGTAATGATAAATCCAGACCAAACAACTACGCCTAATCTGACGAATGTTCCGAGGATTTGGATTTGGTGTTCTTGATCCTCTGCTGCGTCTTTGAGCTTTCCGAGGAGTCCTTTTTTTTCTTCCTGTTTTCCTTCCATTTGTTAACTTTAGCTTGTAGTTGTTTTTGGACTTTCTTTTTAATTGGTTCAAATAAAGATTGAGTAACAGTAGTTGTTGCTACTGCTACCACAGCTGTTGTTACAGCAGTTACCACTACCGCTGTTTCAGGTATTGGTACATCTATATCAATAACAGGAAGCTTTAAACTAGGTACTTCAGGTTGTTCTGTCTTCTCCTCTTCTACGCCTTCAGGAGGCTCCAAATCGGTTGGGGGTACTACTATGGGTTTATATGTAGGTAGCCTTGCTGAAGGTGGTTTAAGCAGTAACTGAGGTACTGTTAGAGGTTTAGGTAGAACAGGGGTGGGTAGGTGGATCTTACCATTTAGTATTTAGCTTTACCTGCGGTTACTGCAGCATCATTAGCTGTGAAGTTTTCACTGCCCCAGATGCTCGTAGTACCGTCTTCTTTTTTGTAAGCTTTGATAAGTTCTAGATGCTCTACATTTCTTTTCAGAGTATCTTTATCTTCATCAGTAATAGTAGATTGAGCTACTATAGAGTTGATTAAAGTAACACTATCTCCAGAAGAAGTATAGATTTTTGCTATTTCGTCAGCGGTTCTTTCAGCCATGATTAATTCTCGTTAGTAAGGTTTTCAGATTCAATTTCTTCATGTTTTTCTTCATGCTCTTCACCAAGAGATTGGGCTAACGAATCTAACTCCGTTAGTGCCCCATTAATTTCACTCAGTCTATTTATAACTGCTTGTCTTTCTTGTAAGAGTTTCTGTGCTCTTTCCTGTAATTGTAAATGCATTTTAATCCTTTTGGGTGTTTTCTAGGGTGTTTACTTTTGCTGAGAGTTCTTTTACAGCGTTAACTAGATGCCATAGTATGCCATCTGGGTTAACACTTTTAACTCCGTATTCATTTGTTGTTACAGCTTCAGGTACTATTTCTTCTAATTCCTGAGCAATAACTCCAAGTTGAGTACCTTCTTTTTCAACTACAGCTGATGCTGCATTCTCAATTTCAGTAATCTCATCATGGGTTCTATATTCAAAATTACGTACTCTAATTCCATTAATACGTTCTAAACCAACTGTATTATCAACTATATTCTTTTTAATTCTTCTGTCAGATGTAGTAGAAAATGCAGTTGCATTATTACCATTGTAGGGGGCACCATAGAGTAATGTAGTATTTGCACCTTTACCTGTAAGGCTATGACCTATAATTGTTTCATAACCAACATCTGCTGCTGATGAATTAGAACTAGAACCAAGAATAATAGCACGATAACCAGTAGTAAGATTATTACAAGCTTCATCACCAATAATAATATTACGATAACCTGTTGTTAAAGCAGTTCCAGCTTCGTTTCCAATAACTTGGTTTCTATATGCAGTAGTAGCATCATCAAAAGCATCGTATCCTATTATTTGGTTTCGATTACCTGTTGTTAGAGCAAGACTAGAATTATATCCAACCGAAATATTGCTGCCTCCAGATGTGTTCGCTTTTAAACTTCGATAACCAACAGCAACATTTCCTGAAGCTGTATTATTAAATAAAGCCTCATGTCCAATAGCAACATTACTACTACCAGCCGTATTTACCCTGTTTGTGTCATTACCCAGTGCAACGTTATAAGAACCTGAAGTGATGGCACGTAAACCGTCTCTTCCTACAACTACATTATGCGTTCCAGTGACAGCACCCAGCATGGATTCAGCACCTATAGCTGTGTTGTAGCTACCAGTTGTTACGCCAGCACCTGCATCTCTACCTAAGAAAGTGCACTCGCCAGCTGTAGTTACTGAATCTCCAGCTTGATAACCAATGGCTGTATTATTAGTTCCTGTTGTGTTTCCTGACAAAGCAGCATGTCCAACACCAGTGTTGTTATTTGATGTTGTGGTGTAATAACCAGCTTCTCTACCTACAAACGTATTTTTATCACCAGTTGTTATTGCATCTCCAGTGCGATTTCCAACAGCTGTGTTATAATCACCAGTTGTTAATGAATGCAATGCCATCCTACCTATGGCAGCGTTTTGCTGTCCTGTAGTGCAAGCTTCTAAAGATTCGTTACCAATAGCTGTGTTATATCCTCCAGTTGTAATATTCAATCCAGAGTAAAAACCAACCATTGTATTTTCATTTGCCGTTGTAGCTGCACCTAAAGCTGCTCTACCAATTCCTGTACTGTTTGATGCCGTACTCATAGCATCACCAGCATACGTTCCAATTATTGTGTTCTCGGCTCCCGTAGTATTACTTTGTAAAACATTATTTCCAATAGCTACATTATTATTTGCAGTAGTTGTAGAAACACCTGCATTATTTCCAAAGAATGTATTTTTGCTTCCAGTAGTAAGAGCACCACCAGCAAATGATCCATATATTGCATTATCTGATCCAGTTGTTATTGCATCTCCAGCATTTGAACCTGTTACTGTATTTTGAGTAGCGGTTGTAGCTACCTTAAGAGTATTTTGACCAAGAGCCGTGTTGTAATTTCCACTAGTATTTTGTATTAACGCATCCGATCCAAACGCTGTATTACCTGTTGCTGTATCAGCGTTTAGAGCATAAGCTCCAACAGCAGTACAATCTGCTCCTGTTAGGTTGGAATATAAAGCACTTCGACCAATAGCAGTATTATTGGTTGCTGTTGTGGCATTGGCTAAAGCCATACTACCTATAGCTACGTTATAACTTCCAGTTGTTATTTTACTTGCTGTGTAATAACCTGATACTACGTTTTCTGCTCCAGTAGTTATATCTTCACCACATAAATAACCGGTCAAGGTGTTATTAGAACCTGTTGTATTATCATATCCAGCTTTATAACCAATGGCTATGTTGCCATTTGCAGTTGTATTATTTCTTAGAGCTTGGTGTCCAATAGCTATAAGTTCATCACCACCAGTATTAGATAGTGCAGCTTGATAACCAATTGCAACATTAGAACGTCCATCAGTGTTAGCTGTTAAAGCACTACTACCAACAGCAACAGAGTAATGATCAGTAGATGCTTTTAATGCTTCATGACCAATAGCAACATTATCACCTCCTGTCGTATTAGCATTTCCTAAAGCGTGATAACCTATACATATATTCTTTTCTCCTGTGGTCAACTTATATCCTGCTACACGTCCTATCGCTACGTTATTATCTCCAGTTGTTACATCTGCTAAAGCCCAAGCACCTACAGCGGTATTAGACTCTGCTGAATTTGTGATCGACTCCCCAGCACTAGTACCAGCTACAGTGTTTCCGTTAGAGTCAGAACTAACTCCACTAGAAGCAGCTTCCCAACCAGCTTCACCATTTGAATCAACGGTTAGAACGTAGTTGTCAGTTGCAGTAGTATCTTTAAGAGTAAAGTTAATGCCGGGTATTCTGAATTTGGTAATTGAGTTACCACCTATTGTTACTTCATAACTTGTTGTTGCTGAAGTAGGTTGTGCTGATTCTCCTATTATTATATTGTCACGTCCAGTTGTAAGTGATCTTGCACATTCTCTTCCTATGGCTGTGTTTCCTTCCCCTGTAGTTACACTATCAAGAGTTTGATGACCTATAGCAACATTATTAGTTGCCGTTGTCATGTCTTCACCTGCTTTCACACCTATAAGTGTGTTCCATATAGCAGTTGATGTAGTTAGAGCTTTACCTGCAGACTTACCAATAGCAACATTTTCAT